TCTGCCCTCACCTTCGCCCTGTAAAGCGTATTCTAGGGCTTCTACGGGGTGTGAATACTCGTTCTTGTCCGGTTCGTCAGTGTATCTTTCTCCGGTTGTTTGTACTCTGCGGTAGCAGAAGCCACCCTGTAACCCTTTACGGATCATTGAGGCTTTGGGTAGGACAGTGAATCGCGGCTTACCGTCCATGCACATCTCTTTCATGGGCACTTCTAGGGCTGCTCTACGCTTCAGTGGATCGTTCGATTGGGTGGGCTGACAGGGTATGCCAGCCGCCCGCATGATTTGGAATGGAGTCTCACTGTTTGACTGATTTTTGTTCTGTCCACTCGGATCGCCCCATCCTTTGAACTCGTGGTCTGGGTACATCTCTTCAATATAGCGCTTGAGTGTCGGAGCAAAATCCACTGCACCTGAATCGGTAAGTACCATCTCATCAAAACACACCCACCTTCCTATAGAGGTTCGTTGTAAGAATGCACAGGCCGGTGTACGGCCAAAGTCAAAGCCGAGGACAATGGGATAGTCCTTGGTTGGTTGAAAGTCTAGGTGCTGACAGTGTACAGAGTCTGTGTACATGGGGTGAACAGGCTTACCGTTAGACACAAAGCCGTACTCATTGGCCAGATTGACCTTGATCCAGTCGTCAGTCTTACCGTTTAGGCCACGTTTGTAGTAATCCTGGGGTAAGTTAATCAGGTTCTCAGCGTCATCATTGACCTTCCAGTCCTCACCGTCCTTGAATACACCGCCAGGTTGCCTAAAAAATGACCAATCTTCAGGGCGTTCTATCTCTGCTAGTTTAAAATACCAGTGGTCTTCGTCAGGGGCGTTGCTATCACCAATGATCCCATGATGTGTAGGACGCGCTCCTTCTTTGGGGGAGGGGTAACGGCCGTGTCGTAGGTCAAGCATGTCTAAAACAGCCTTAGAATGCTCCTTAGTCTCGTTTAACCACACCCATGTAGTCTGGATACCCCTAGCCTTCTTAACGTGTTCAGGGCGATCAAATGCGATAAACACGACATCACACTCTACCTTCGTACCATCCTCTAGGTTAAACCTAATGAAGTGCGTAGGAGGCTCCTTATTACCTTGCTTGAAGTCCCCTAGTTCCCCGTGTATCTCTAGCCAGTCCTTAATCGTGGTAGAGAACAGTTCAGAGTACGTATTACGGGCTGCAATGACGCGGGACAAGCGCACACCATAGTTCTTGTGTTGTGGGTCAGACACGGGTTCTTGTTCACACATCAAGTCGAACAGTTTAAGTATGCATTGAACGGTCTTACCAGAGCCTAGTGGCCCCATGATGAAGGAGTTTCTAGCCCTACAGTCAGCAAAGTCCTGTAGAACCTGGCCCTGTGGCATTAAGTTGTATTCTATTTGGCTCATTATACGCCCCACTGAGAGGCCATCGCCTCGGCTATTCCGTTGTATGTCTCTGATCTGATTTTCCAGCGATCCTCAGAGGGTGGCAGCATGTGTATACGTTGCGCCTCTTTTTTTGGCAGTGTAAGCCATTTATCTTTGACGTTACTAGTTTCTATCAATTCAGGCAGATTGTGCAGCCATAAGCCAGTCTTTTTGCTTTCAGGATGTCCGTACTCATAAGGTTGAACGTATTGAGTAGGTTTAACAGGCAATACGCCAACAGGGTTCTCAAATGCTACTCGGGGCGCGTGTTTCTTTGCGTGTTCATAGAGGGCCAGAGTCCACTCTATAGCGTCTATGCGGTCTTGGTGTTTAGGCATGCCTTTCCCATACCATCTATTACCTGAGACTGCCAGCGCAGTGCATGGGGGGTGCATGATGATTAAGTCCCATCCTTCCTCGATAACGGGCCAACAGTCACCCGTGTAGTGGTAGTCTGTCAGATTGTCTGAGGGTAACAGGTCACAACTCCAAGCATCATGGCCTAGGGCGCGGAATGCCTCTCTTACTTTCCCGCTGTACTCGCAGGCTACTAATACCCTCATTTCTTAGTCCAATCTATAGCGTCATAGCCCTTCTTAAAGGCTTCTCTAGTCTTCTTGTCAGACTTACGGGCATGGCTACCCTTACCACCATTAGACTCAGGGAAGTGCCTATCCCTGTCTTTCTTCTCCAGCTTGTGTACTAGACTCTGGCCCATCGTACATATCCTCTATGAAGTCACCAACTAAATATACCACTTCACGCATCGCAATGGCATCCCTGTCTAACAATGCTTCTATAAAGGCTTCAATTACCTCAGACTCAGTATCGTCTATTTGGTACTGTTCCCACATAGCCAGTCCTCTAATATCAATTGTTTACATAATTCAATGTAGAATACGCTGTTTTTGTCGTTTAAGCTGCTCTTGAAGCTAACCCCACTATCCTCTACCACTATCAGTATATGTTCCTTAGAATGCCTTGTAGCGTCTTCTATGGCATCTTGTATGTCGGGGCGTATCTTAGTAACTGTCATAATTTTTTTTTGCGGGGGACATATATATACAACACGCCACGCGCCTCGGGAGGGGGGGTGCCTGTTTGCAACTAACTATCGGCATTGTCTGTGTCATTACTTATTGCGCCTGCGTCGTAACGTTTGCGCTGGACGGATACGGTGAGGGCCGAATCGGTAGTCAGTTCTGTGGCCTTTAGTTTGGGAGTCACGAACTCCGCGATCTTTCCCCAGGCCGCGATAGACTCCTTTTGATTGGTAACACTTGGTTCATCATCCGCCAGGTTATCCAGCTTCACGGCTTGTGCCGCCATTTTCATAACAGGGTCGAAATCATCCCCGTACATGTCCTTTAAACGATTCAATAGATACTGTTTGTTCTTGCCTACTGCTCCTTTTGGTCTACTCATAGTTTTTAACTCCCAACTATTTGATAACATTGGTTAAAATTTGATCAATTATAGCATTAAATGCATTAAAACCCCTATGGATAGAATGAAACGATATAAAAAAAGGCGCTTACATAGTTTACAGATGTCAATGTGTAGGTATATAGTATCCCTTCACTAAACAAACAGGAATACAGACAATGCAAACAACAATCGAACCAACCGACTATATAGGCCAGCAAGCCCAACTAATCGCAATTAGGTACTTGGCAGATAAACAACAGGAACGCAATCAGCGACGCATCAACGCCTATTTTTACGCTATGGCTGGCCTGGTACTTATAGCTTATATTGGGGGATCGTATGCAATACTTAACTAATAAGAAGATCAAAACCAAAACGACCAAACAAAAGGGTTTCATTCTATATGACGGCCCTAGTGTATTAGATGGCCAGCCCATTGTAGTAATAGCCACAATGGAAACTAGCAACCGCAAAACCGGCCAAATGGTTCAAACATGGATTATACGGTCTGACATATCACCTACAGAAGCCGCCAAGATTGGCCTAGATTCTAGCGTTTGTGGTAACTGTCCTCAAAGATGGTTCAACGGTGGTGCATGCTACGTTAATTTGGGCCATGCTCCCCTGGCTATATACAAAGGATACAAGCGCGGGATTTATGCCAAGTTTGACCCTGTTTTGCACTCTGACTATATAACCGGCCGCAAAATAAGGTTAGGCGCTTATGGTGATCCCGCCGCCGTACCGTTTGAAGTAATGGAATCAATAGCCAAGATGGGTATCAGTTGGACTGGCTATACTCACCAAATCGCGCACAAACAATTTGACCATCGCTTTATTGATCTATGCCAGGTATCCGCAGACAGTCCCAAACAAGCCATAAAATACCAATCTATGGGCGCGCGCACGTTTCGCGTAGCAATGGAAGGGGATGCACTAGCAGATAATGAGATCGAATGCCTGGCCGATAGCAAAGGGATCCAGTGTATTGATTGCATGCTATGCGACGGGTCAAACAAGAACATTGCACTAACAGTACATGGTGCGCGTAAATCAAAGTTTAAAACCAATCTAATCCAGACAGTAGAGGTGGCATAAAATGGACGCAATAGCAGTGTTTAAAATAGATAGACTGGCACCAGTTTCTTATATGGCAAATATTAAGGGCCGCGGCATAAAACATATCCAAACCCTGGCCTATAGATTCGCAGATGATAATAGGCTTGGCTACTGGCATGTTAAATACAACAAGACCCGCGACGATATGCCAACCATTAAAGCCAAGCATTCAAAACCATTTTACGCGGAGCATAATAGCTAGGCTAGGGTTGCATTCCTTCAACCCATGACCAGGGCTGACCCACCTGGAGCCGGTTCGGGTCACTTAGCGCTCTTTTTAGGGCGCTTTTTTGTACCCGGTAGGTTGGTATGGGTTGACCCCTTAATCGCCGCGAGAGAGCATTACAGGGCCTTTTTTTCGGTACTTATGAGCCTTGCAAGGTACCATTGGGCCTTCTCTAGTGATTCAACGCCGCCCTTTTGCTGGTATCGCCATAGGTACTTAATCGCGCATGCCTTGCAATGACCGGCAAATGCTTCCTTCGACATGCTTGCTTCAATCGCGTCGATGCATTCGATCTCGCCTTGATAATGGGCGGGGTGGTTCACCATATCCTCATTTTTGCTCAAACCTGAATTTAATTCTGCCACCTGCTGGAAATTGTCAGCAGAATCACCATGCATTTTTTCCATGGTAGAAACTGGTCTTGGTTCTATAGCGGGGTGTTCTTTTTGCAGCTCTTTCCACTTACTCATTTTTGCCTCCATACTTTTTGCGTAGATAATTCAGGCTCACTGGCAACTCGTCGCAACCACCATCTGCCACCTCGTGCAACATCCAGATTCCCCGCCATGACAAATTAGTTTGCGGGGTTAAGTAATCCTCATGCCCTTGATAAAAGATGCCAGCAAACAACCCCATAATATTAGTTCCATCTGCTCTCCTGCCATAGGCAATATCCCTATCCTGGACGTGGCCCATAACGCAGGTCTGCATTTTCTTAGTCATCATGCTGCGGGCACTGGCTACTGGTCTGCCCATAATCCCTGACGTGAAGTAGTGCGAGTAGCAAATGCCATCAATCACTGCCACCTCTAGGAAGTCATACACCTCCCAGCCCATCTCCTCTAACTTCAGGTCGTGGTAGCCAATCAACCCTTCTAACTTTTCATCGCCCTCGATGGCCCGTTGTATCCGTTGTTCGTGGTTCCCAAGGGTGAACACCATGCGAGGGTTCCAGCGTTTGTGTTTGTTCGTGATCAGGCGCTTTTGCTCTATCCTTATAGGCTCAAGGAATGTCTCCATTGCTGCAATCCCTGCCTCCACATCATCGGTGTATCTCCTGCCAGCGAATGACTTCTTGCCAACATCCCATGACGACAGCGAGGGCATATCAAAGTGGTCGCCTATGTGAATAATTACATCTGGCTTCTTGTCCACCGCGTACTGTCCTGCCCAGCGCAGGTGGTCAATCGGGTGGCCAGGTTTGACTTGTGTGTCGGGTATAATGAGATGCTTCATGCTTTTCTCCATAAAAAAAGCGCCACTAAGGGCGCTCTAAATCGTCTTTCGCTACTGCACATAGCCCACAGATCACGAATACTATCATATAAATCAACACTTTAACCACCACCCATATCCAATGAGCCGCTATTATAAAGACTCTACGGATGGTCACAAATGTATTCGGCTCATCCATTACATACCATGTTTGATATAGCTCGAACCCTTTGCCAAATTATCTTTAGCCCACAAAGGCCGTAAATTTGACGGGTGATTTATAATCTCTACGTCAGTAATGCCACTGTCCAAAAATGACTTTATTGGCCTGATGTGATCTATGTGCCATTCTTTTCTATTATCCCACCCCATGCCAGGAACAAATAAAGACTCCATTCTACTTATGATTTTCGGTTCTTTTTTTATAACCATCAACCGTAAATGAGAGCGAACCCTGCTTGATGATATCTTCCTGCTTTTGTTTATTCTTGGTCCGCAATACTCGCAAACATCGCACATGAACCAAGGTCCAACGCTGTAGCCGCAATCGCAAGGCCCGTACTCTCCTTCTGACAAATAAAAGTTTCCAGTGCCGCCGCACTCAAGGCAACGCGAGCTATGCTTCCAATATATTTGTGCTTTTTTGGTTTCTACCTTCCCTTCTTCACAATATTCGCATATATTCATCATTTAATTACCTGTAGTTAATGGCCCGTTTATCTGCCACAGGTGGGCCAGACCTGCTACACAGGGAGAGGAAACTCCCTTGGCTAAAACGGTATGTCTTCAGTGATTGGTGCAGCGGTAGAGGCAGCGTTAGACTGCGGGGCGGCAGTCTCTGGGGCAAACACATAACCTAATTTTGAATCAAGAATTGCAATGCTGTTCACAGGGCCATTATCTCCTTGGAACGTCTTGATCTGGCACCCTGTGCCTTTGACCTCAACAACAGCACCCGCAACCAACACGCTGCTATAAAAACTTATTTGTTTGTCACCTCTGGCGAATACAGCAGCCTCATAGTTAGTGTACTCATCGCTTTTTGTCTCGCGGTTATAAAACTTAACACCAATCCGCACACCAAAACCCTTGCTCTCACCAGCGTCAAACTGATGCGCTGCTTTATTCAATTTACCTGTTACACTTATACTCATGTTAGATTCCTCACTTCGGAAATAATTTCAGTAACGGCCAGTATAACCTGTTCGGCCAGCTTGTCGATGAACTCTTGGTTGCGCTCAACTCGAACGATAAAGGGTTTCATCTCTGGGTGATAGGACATGAAGTCCCACCAATCACGCTCAGTTATCCACATACACCCTTGGACTTGAGCATAATGCTTTGATGGGCACACTCCCTTGCGGCTCCATTCTATATGATTGTGGGGTGCGGGGCACTTGAACTCTACCCCACCCTCTCCCACCAAACCATCAGGGCTACAGCCAAACTCACCTGAGTTATCAAGGATAAATCCTACCTCCTCGACCTCAGTATCGGTAATCAGTTCGTACATTGCCCGTGCATCTGGCTCCAACTCATTGCCCCTGGTCATCCATTCGGACACAAATACAGGCTCCGAGTACCCCAATATCCTTTCAGCGATCAGGGTGTTGATGTAACCATCAGCAGAGGAGCTTGGCTTGCCAGTAGCGGTGATTAGTTTATGGAACTGACTGGCGCTAGGTCTTCCTAATCTAGCGTCCAGCCATTCCTCAGTGCCTTGCTCACAGGTTAAAATCTGCATTGGTTACGCACCTGCTCACTTATTATCGCATCATTTTCTTTGACGTAACGTTGAGTGGGCACATATGCAATGACATCTATATAGCAATCAACGCAACTGCCTTCAAGTTTGTACTCATAATTTAAGTCTTCACTTTCAGCCCAGCTTACGCCTAGCGCATCATCGCACGATGGGCATATCAGGTTCACGACCTGTCCTCTTTCTGTTTCAGCATTCCAAGCGCCTGATCAAACTGCACCGCCCTCATTTGGTCAACAGTGCTGCACTTGAATACCTGGCAGAACTTCTCAACATCTGACTCAGTAATCTCCAGCAGTGACTTGAGTTGTGCTGCTTGCTCACTCGTCACGACAGCATCCTGTACTGCGGCTGGCAAGTCTTCGCCGGCATATAGGTAAATGCCTAATCCATGCATGCTGATGCACTTGACGAGTGCTCTCATACGGGCATCAGAAATGTCGCGGGTAGTAGGGTTAGCAATGCTTTTGTTTCTATTTTCCATGACCGGAAGCCACATAGAGTGTGTTTTATCCTTCACTGTGACTGATACGTTGACCTCACAAGTGCCATTCTCAAGAAAGGAAGGAGGGCAGTATGTATAGCTTGAATCAGGGTAATGCTCCATCAGCGTTTGCCATGCCCATGCCCATGATAGGTAGGATAGGTTGCCCTTCTTCTCAACATGTTTAGAGCAGTCGATAGCTGACAGAGTTTTCCAGACGCTCATGACTTCACCTTCCATATGCGGTAGCCTTTCTTCTCAGCACGTCCAACAGCCTTAAAGCCCTCGCAGATGTCCACGTAATAACGGAAGTAATGACCTTCTTTGTGGTCTTTAAGCAGCACAGAGTCGCCATGCCGCATCTTCTTAGCAACAGATTTAGCGTCAAGAACGCCAGGGATTGGGATGTTTTTATCTATCTTCATGGTTATTCTCCTAACATTTGGTTTATTGTTTTGAAGGTGGCGCATTCAGCAGCCGCGTAAGCGTCACCATATCCTCGGTTGTACTCCTCAGATTCTCCATCAGCAGCATCGTGATGGTGGATGTAGTCGTATTCTCCACGCTCGTAGTCAGTCATGCTGTCGAATAATGCTTGCAGTGTGTGGTCTTGGTCATCGCACGGAGATCCAGTGCGTTGGGGGGATTCATAGTTGTACATAATCATTCCTCTTTGTGTGTGTGCTGTTCATTTTACACATGTTGTGACGCAATGCAAACTTTTGTTGCAAATTAATTTTATGATGGCTATGATGCAAGCTCACTCAACAGGAGAGCAAGATGGACATCAACAAAAGCATCAATCACTTTATGGAATCCCAGCAGTTTATCCAGGCTGATCTCAGCCGGGAGTCAAAGCTGCACCCATCCACTATAAGTTTAATTCGCAACGGCCACCGCTCACCAAGCTGCGCCACACTGCAACAACTAGCTGACATGTTTGGTGTGAAGGTATCCGAGTTCATCGCGGCTGGTGAGTGATGGACAAGCCAGCGTACTACGCCATCATCCCAGCGACTGTGAGGTATGACCAGCAGTTAACGCCAAACGCCAAGTTATTGTTTGGGGAGATCACTGCACTGTGCCATCAGGAAGGATACTGCTGGGCTGGCAATCAATACTTCGCTGACCTGTATGATGTGAGCAAGACATCTATCTCGACTTGG